ACAACTGCTGCGGCAACCACGTTAACTGTCAATAGTTCTGATGGAACTAATGCTATATTACCTGCTGCTACAACAACAGTTGCAGGTGTAATGACGGGTGCCGACAAGTCTAAGTTGAATGGCATCGCTGCAGGAGCGACTAACGTAACCAATAACAATCAATTAACTAACGGTGCAGGGTATATAACTTCATACGTTAATACCACGTATACTGCGGGAACGGGACTCCTTTTAACGGGTACGGTCTTTAGTAACACAATTACCAATAACAACCAATTAACTAACGGTGCAGGATATACCACAAACACAGGAACTGTTACAGGTAGTGGTTCATCAGGAAGAGTTGCGTATTGGAATTCAACAAGCGGAATAACAAGTGATGCAGGATTAACATTTAACGGCAGTACAAATGCTTTAACTGTTAGTGGAGCAGTTACTTGGAGTGGAGGTGGTTCAACAGAATCTAATGCTGCATATGATAATATGGTTACAGGTTTTGGTAATTCAGGTACATCAACCAAAACTCTTACGCTAACACAACAAGACGGTGGTACTTTAACAACAAGTTTCAGTATCCCTCAAGGAGACATTACAGGGATTACCGCAGGCACTGGTATCACAGGGGGCGGTACATCCGGAACGGTAACAATTACAAACTCCGATAGAGGTTCTTCACAAGACATATTCAAGCATCTTGATTTTGATGGTGTTTTATTTGATGCAACAAACAATGATGACACTGCTATATTTAAAGCGGGTACTAATGTAAGTTTTGCAGCAGACCCTGCAACTAAGATTGTAACTATTAGTGCTACGTCTAATCCGGGTGACATCACAGGTGTTACTGCAGGAACAGGTCTTAGTGGGGGTGGTACGTCAGGCACAGTTACCCTAACGAATGCCGCACCAAACGTAAGTACAAACCTTTCCACTACTACTGCTGCGACTACAGTTACAGTTAAAAGTTCTGATGGTACTGATGCTATATTGCCTGCAGCCACAACAACTGTTGCGGGTGTTATGACGGGTGCTGACAAGTCTAAATTAGACGGTATTGCCGCAGGTGCTACCAACGTAACCAATAACAACCAATTAACTAATGGTGCGGGATATATCACTTCATACGTTAATACCACGTATACTGCGGGGTCAGGCATAACTTTAACAGGAACAGTCTTCAGTAATGCTGCTCCCAACGTAAGTACAAACCTTACAACAAGTACTGCCGCTACCACGTTAACAGTTAATAGTTCAGATGGAACTAATGCAATATTGCCTGCAGCAACAACCACGGTTGCGGGTGTTATGACAGGAGCCGACAAATCTAAGTTGAATGGCATCGCTGCAGGTGCAACTAACGTAACTAACAACAACCAACTTACCAATGGAGCAGGCTATATCACTTCATACGTTAATACAACCTATACTGCAGGTACGGGATTGGCATTAACGGGTACGGTCTTTAGTAACACAATTACCAATAACAATCAACTTACCAATGGTGCGGGTTATATCACCTCATACGTAAACACAACATACACTGCGGGAACGGGATTGGCATTAACGGGTACAGTATTTAGCAATACAATTACCAACAACAACCAATTAACTAACGGAGCCGGGTATACTACCAATACAGGAACAACAACTGCTTCTAATACTCAGACATTTACAAATAAGAGTGGTGCTATTTCACAGTGGACTAATGACGCAGGTTATCTAACCTCAGCAGGAGACATCACAGGTGTTATTGCAGGCACAGGTCTTAGTGGGGGTGGGACAACGGGCACAGTTACTCTAACGAATGCTGCTCCCAACGTAAGCACCAACCTTTCCACTACTACTGCTGCGACTACAGTTACAGTTAAAAGTTCTGATGGTACTGATGCTATATTACCTGCAGCAACAACTACAGTGGCAGGTGTTATGACAGGTGCCGACAAATCTAAGTTGAATGGCATTGCTGCAGGTGCAACCAATGTAACTAATAACAATCAATTAACTAACGGTGCAGGATATACCACAAACACAGGAACTGTTACAGGGACAGTGTCAATGGTTGAAAGTGTTAATACAATAGCACAAAGAAATGCAAGTGGTTATTTACACGCATCATATTTCAATGGTACAGGAACATTTGCTACAAGTGGAGCCGCTTCAGGAATGGGCAACTTTACAGGGACAAATGGAACAGACACTTATGGAAGGTCTTACAGTGCAGCAGCAGCAAGAACATTATTAAATGTAGCAAACGGTGCAACTAACGTAACCAATAACAATCAATTAACTAATGGTGCGGGATATACAACCAATGTAGGTGACATTACAGGTGTCACTGCAGGAGCCGGTATTAGTGGTGGCGGAACATCAGGTACTGTTACTATAACCAATAGCGATAGAGGTTCTTCACAAGACATATTCAAGCATCTTGATTTTGATGGTGTTAGTTTTGATGCAACAAACAATAATGACACTGCTTACTTTAAAGCAGGTACTAATGTAAGTTTTGTATCAGACCCTGCAAATAAGAGTGTAACTATTGAGGCTACTGACACCAATACAACTTACTCTGCAGGTTCAGGCATAACACTAACAGGTACAGTATTTAGTAACGCTGCACCTAATGTTGTGCAAACAACAATTACAGGTAATGCAGGAAGTGCTACTGTATTGCAAACACCAAGAACAATTGCAGGTGTATCTTTTAATGGGAGTGCTAATATATCTCTGAATAACAATGCTATTACCAACGGTGCAGGGTATACCACTAACGTGGGTGACATTACATCAGTAGGAGTAGGTAATGGTTTAACGGGTGGTGGAACTTCAGGTGCGGTTACTGTTTCTATGTCGGGTTCTTATACAGGAAACTTCACTGCAACACAAAACATAACTGCTTACTCTGACGAGAGACTTAAAACAAACATAGAGACTATTCCTAACGCTTTAGAGAAGGTTAATTCACTTAGAGGTGTTACCTTTGATAAAGACGGAGTACGTGGCTTAGGAGTCATCGCACAAGAGGTAGAGAAGATTTTACCTGAAGTAGTGATAGAGGGTGAAGAATACAAGTCAGTTGCTTACGGGAACATTGTCGGTGTATTAATCGAGGCAATAAAGGAACTGACTAACGAGGTTGAAGAATTGAAAAGAAAATTAAATTAATATGGCAGTACCGGGTTCAGGAGCGATTACAATGTTGGGGTTAGCACGGGAGAGATTATATGGTTCATATGGCTCTGTGGCAATTCCTTCTTTCCCTATTACTCTTTTTGACTTAGTCAATGGCGGGGGGGCCAATGGTTTCCCTGCTCTAAACACTTGTGGTGTTATTCCTAATTACAGTATGGCATCGTGGTACTCGTATGACCAAACTGCATCTTGTTTTTGTAATATTGGGGATTGTTGTGAATTTGCCGTAGGCTATGACCCCGGTGACCCTTTTTCTGCTTGTTTTAATTGGAATATAGGTAATACGGAATTTCATTATCTATCAGTAGACACTATCCCCAATTATTTACCACCTTGGGTAAATGCTTCTCAAATATATGATGGAGACGGATGTGAACAACCTTCACCTCCGGGGTATTATGCTATGTTAGATAGTAATTTCGGTGTGGTTCGGTATTCTTATTGGGATGGCGGGAATTGGTCAAAAGCATTCACTTGTTAGTTATAATAAAAAAAAATAATTATCTTTGTATAAATAATAATTTAATCTAAAAAAAAATGGCACAATTAACTGACACAGAAAAAACTGAAATCACTAAAATGGTTTCTGAATTCAACATTCTTAAAATGCAACTTGGTGATACGTATATGAATCAGCAAGCAATTATGAAAAAAATTGAAGAAGTAAAAGAGGCGTACTCTAAATTAGAGGAAGAACTTATGGAGACATATGGTAAAGATGCCGTAATCAATGTTGAAACAGGAGATGTAAAACTTCCTGAAGAAACAAAGATGGAGGTTGCTAAATAAATGGGACTAATAAGCACATATGGCATAGTCACCTTAGCAACTGTTGATGATAAATTAATTGGCACTGATGTCGAAAGTTTAAATGCAACAAAGAATTTTGAGATATCTCAAATTCTTTCTTTGTTAAATGAAGCCGTAGTTACGTTGCCGATATACGCAACTAACACCGCTGCTTTAGCAGGTAAATTGGTGGCGGGAAATCTTTATCGTAACGCAGGGTCTGCAGGAAGTTCAAGTGTTGTGTGTGTTGTCTATTAAGACACACATAAAATGGATATAAGAAAAATAAGCATTGGTCCCGATTACAAAGGAGGGGCTATGCATTACATCGTTGGTCAAGACGTTTTAGGTGGTAGTCATACTATTCATCTAATTCGTTTTGACGCTATATTGGAATCAATTAAAATTTGGATTGAAAGAAACAATTCAAAAGAAATTGTACTTTGGAAAGAGTTTACCCATACGATGCCCATATCTATTGAATACAACATAAACTTTTAGCCCTATGACTGAGCAAAACTATTTAGACATTACTCAAGAAATTACTCTTTTAAAGAAACGCAAGTCAGATGCTACTTCTTTCGATGAAGAGATGAATATAGCAGACAAAATACACAACCTTCAGATGATTCTTGATGGCGTTAAGCCGATGGATACGTATGTTGACTGTATAGGGTGTGGCTCATAAACATATATATGAAATCTCCATTTGAATTTATAGTAAAACCGGTAGGAGGCAAGCGTTATGATAACATAAAAAAAATCGGGGGAACTGATTTTATTGTGAGCACATCGGAAGAGGACTTTAAACACTCTAACCGATACGCTGAGGTTGTCGAGGTCCCTATCTTATATAAAGGCCCTATCAAACCAAGCGATATATTGCTTGTCCATCACAACGTATTTAAGTTTTACAACGACATAAAAGGCGGACAAAGAAGTGGCAAAAGTTACTTTAAGGATGACCTTTTTTTTGTTGATGTAGAACAATTTTTTATGCATTACGATGGGGAAGAGTGGCATCCATATGATAGGTTTTGTTTTATTGAGCCTATCCCTACCATTGAATCTTATATCTACAAACCATTTAGCGAAGAACCTCTTATTGGCAAAATGAAGTACCCAAATGAGTACTTAAAAAGTCAAGGAGTAAAGGTGGGGGATTTAGTTACCTTTCTACCTGAAACGGAATATGAGTTTAATGTTGATGGGGAAAAACTATATAGGATGTACGACCATCATATAAGTATGGTGTTATGAGGCCAAAGGACAATAGAACTTATTTTAATGATGAATGGAATCACGTCCCTATAAAAAAAATAAAACGTATTAAAGATGAATTCAAAAGAAATAAAATTAAAAATAATCGAGGCGGGTCACCGAGCAGTGGAGCAACTGATTAAAGTTGCTCGAGAAGAAATTATTAAACACGACCTTGAGGATGGGTTGTCTGCCGATAGATTAAAAAACGCGGCAGCAACAAAAAAATTGGCAATCTTTGATGCATTTGAAATTTTAAGTAGAATAGATACAGAGCAAGAGGCAATTGAATCTTTAGATAAAGGAGAAAGCAAAACAAACACAAAACAAGGATTTGCAGAACGAAGGTCAAAATAGTATAATATATAGAGTCGTAGATAACTATATACAAAGCACAGTCCTTGCTAATAAAAATAAAGCAAAGAGTTGGGTGTATGGCTATGACCACAAAAATAACCTTGTTGTTATATCTAAAGATGGAACTATAGGAGAAGTAATTGATATCCAAGGATTAAAGATTGGGCTTCCTAAAACCCCAAGTATGTGTCTTCAAAGACACACAAAAAAAGAACAACAATATTGGGAACGACAAGAACTCCCTGCTGAGTTAAGTAAACTTCAAACCATATTTCAATGGAACACTATGCCTTCTGAGTTTAAAGACAGGTGGGTAGATTATATTGAGACAGAATTTGACAGAAGAGACAATGGGGTATGGTATCTTAATAACGGTATCCCAACCTATATAACAGGTGCTCATTATATGTATCTCCAATGGACATCTATTGATGTTGGGTATCCCGACTATAGAGAGGCTAATAGAATTTTATATATTTTTTGGGAGGCTTGCAAGGCAGATAGTAGGTCTTTTGGTATGGTGTATCTAAAGATAAGACGTTCAGGATTTTCTTTTATGTCCTCATCTGAATGCGTAAACACAGGAACTCTTGCAAAAAACGCAAGGGTTGGTATCTTGTCAAAGACGGGTGGCGATGCTAAAACAATGTTTACCGATAAGGTTGTTCCAATTGCAAATAGGTTACCATTCTTTTTTAAACCTATTCAAGATGGTATGGATAAACCAAAAACAGAGTTAGCGTTCCGAATTCCTGCCGCTAAGATTACTAAAAAAAATATGTACAATGCAGACACTAATGAATTGTACGGATTAGACACTACAATAGATTGGAAGAACACTGACGACAACAGTTATGATGGGGAAAAACTTTTGCTATTAGTACACGATGAAAGTGGAAAGTGGATTAAGCCAAACAACATTCAAAACAATTGGCGAGTTACAAAAACCTGTTTAAGACTTGGTAGCAGAATCATCGGGAAATGTATGATGGGCTCAACTTCAAATGCTTTGAGTAAAGGAGGAGATAACTTTAAAAAGTTATATGAAGACTCTAATGTGAATAAGCGTAGTGGGAACGGTCAGACTAAAAGTGGTATGTATTCACTTTTTATCCCAATGGAATGGAATATGGAAGGGTTTATTGATAGATACGGCCATCCTGTTATAGAATATTTAGACTCACCAATTCAAGGTATAAATGGGGAAACGATTTACCAAAGCGCATTAACATATTGGCAAGCAGAGGTGGACTCTTTAAAGAATGACGCAGATGCTTTGAATGAATTTTATCGTCAATTTCCAAGAACTGAATCTCACGCCTTTAGGGATGAAAGTAAAATGTCTTTATTTAATCTTACAAAGATATATCAACAGATAGACTATAACGATTCTTTAATCAAAGAACATCATATGACAAGGGGGTCATTTTCTTGGAAAGATGGTATAAAAGATTCAAAAGTTCTTTTTAGTCCTAATAACAATGGTAGGTTTTATATAGGATGGAACCCTAAGCCACAACTACAAAACAATGTTATTCAAAGAAACGGAATAAAGTTTCCGGGCAATGAACACATTGGGGCGTTTGGGTGTGACAGTTATGACATATCAGGAGTTGTTGGTGGGGGAGGCTCTAATGGAGCACTTCACGGGTTAACGACTTACCATATGGATGAAGCCCCTATAAATACTTTTTTCTTAGAGTACATTGCTCGTCCTCAGACGGCAGAGATATTTTATGAAGACGTACTAATGGCCTGTGTGTTTTATGGTATGCCCATCCTTATTGAAAATAACAAGCCGAGATTGTTATATCACTTTAAAAACAGGGGATATAGAGGGTTCTGTATGAACAGACCTGACAAGCAATATATAAAACTTTCTAAAACAGAAAAAGAACTTGGAGGTATACCTAACACAAGTGAAGATATCAAACAAGCACACGCTTCTGCAATTGAATCGTATATTGAAAAATATGTAGGGTTAGACTTAGAGGGCTCATATAGAGACGCAGGGGATATGGGAGATATGATATTTATAAGGACCTTAGAAGATTGGGCAAAGTTTGATATTACCAACAGAACTAAGCACGATGCTTCGATAAGTTCAGGATTGGCAATAATGGCAACTCAAAAGTCTATGTATTTAGGAGAGAAAAAAGAATCAAAAATAAAGATTAACTTTGCAAGATATAGTAATAAAGGAACAATTAGCGAAATTATTAGATGAAGGATGTTAATATAAATATCACATCTGCAGGGTTCCCAAGCCAATTTGTTTCTGACAAAGAGAAGGCTTCGGAAGAGTTCGGTTTGCAAATTGGACAAGCCATTCAGTATGAGTGGTTTAGAAAAGATGGAAACGGCTGCAGGTACTACGGTCAATGGAGGGATTTTCACCGCCTAAGACTTTATGCCCGTGGAGAGCAATCCGTGGCAAAATATAAAAATGAATTAGCCATAGACGGTGACTTATCTTATCTTAATTTAGATTGGACACCCGTTCCTATTATACCAAAGTTTGTTGACATTGTAGTCAACGGAATGTCTGATAGACTTTTTAAAGTAAAAGCATATGCACAAGATGCAATGTCTCAAGAAAAAAGAAGTGCTTATCAGGATATGATTGAGGGACAAATGGTTGCTAAACCAATCCTTGAGACTATTATGCAGAAAACGGGCGCAAATCCGTTTGTCACCGAACCGGATGAATTACCAAATTCAGATGAAGAGTTGGCATTGTATATGGAAATGAACTACAAACCTGCTATTGAAATTGCAGAAGAAACTGCTATCAATACTATTTTTGATGCCAATCATTATGATGACATTAGGAAACAACTTGATTACGACCAAACCGTTCTTGGAGTTGCGATGGCTAAACACGAATTCCTAAAGGGGGATGGTGTTAGGTTATCATATGTAGACCCCGCTAACGTGGTCTATAGTTATACAGAAGACCCTTATTTTAAAGATTGTTTTTATTGGGGAGAAATCAAAACTGTATCAATTACAGAATTAAAAAAGATTGACCCAACATTAACCAATACTGACTTAGAAGAAATATCTAAGTATGGTCAAGGTTGGTACGACTACTTTAATGTAGCGCAGATGCAACAGAATGATATATTCTATAGAGACTCTGCTACAATATTGTATTTCAACTACAAGACTACAAAAAATATTGTATATAAGAAAAAGGTAAAAGATAACGGTAATGTCAGTATGGTTGAAAAGGATGACTCCTTTAATCCGCCTGATGATATGATGCAAGAAGGGAACTTTGAAAAGGTTTCTAAAACTATTGATGTTTGGTATGAAGGAGTAATGGTTATGGGGACCAACATCATATTGAAATGGGAGATGGCAAAGAATATGGTAAGACCAAAGTCTGCTACACAACACGCTATCCCCAATTATGTTGCGTGTGCCCCAAGAATGTATAAGGGTACAATTGAATCATTGACTCGAAGGATGATTCCTTTTGCTGATTTGATTCAAATTACTCACCTTAAACTACAACAAGTTATTTCTCGCGTAGTGCCTGATGGTGTCTTTATTGATGCTGACGGTTTAAATGAGGTTGACCTTGGAACAGGCAATGCGTATAATCCTGAAGATGCTTTAAGATTATACTTCCAAACAGGTAGTGTTATTGGTAGAAGTTTTACTCAAGACGGGGACTATAACAACGCACGAGTGCCTATTACTCAGTTAACCGCTAACTCAGGCTCTGCTAAGACACAGATGCTTTTAACTAATTACAACCATTACCTAAATCAAATTAGACAGGTAACAGGTCTTAATGAAGCAAGAGATGCAAGTATGCCTGACCCTAACTCTTTAGTTGGTCTTCAAAAATTAGCGGCACTAAATTCAAATACCGCTACCCGACATATTCTTGACGCAAGTCTTTATATGTACAGGTCAATGGCAGAGGCTTTAACTTATAGAGTAGGAGATATTCTTGAATATGCAGACTTTAAAGAAGAGTTTATAAACCAAATCGGCAAATACAATATTAATATCTTAAACAGTATTAACGATTTGTATATATATGATTTTGGTATTTTTATTGAAGTCGCTCCGGATGAAGAACAAAAAGCAATGCTTGAACAAAACATTCAAATGGCATTGTCAAAAGGTGGTATAGATTTAGAAGACGCTATTGACATTAGAGAGATTAGGAATATTAAACTTGCTAATCAATTACTAAAAGCAAAACGTAAGTCTAAACAAGTAAGAGAAGAGAAAATGGCAATGCAGCAGCAGGCAATGCAGCAGCAAGGTCAAATGCAGTCTCAACAAATGGCTGCAGAAGCATCTATGCAAAAAGAGCAGCAAATACTTCAAGGCAAAATGCAACTCAAACAGGCGGAGATTTCTTTTGAAATTGAAAAAATGAAACAAGAGGCTATGCTTAAACAACAGTTAATGCAGACTGAATTCCAAATGCAGATGCAATTAAAAGGGGTTGAAGTGCAAGGACTGCAGGAAAGAGAAGGTAAAAGAGAAACTGCTAAGTCTGACAGAATTAGTCAACAAAACTCAGAACAGTCTAAGTTAATCAATCAAAGAAAGAATAACTTACCTCCTATGACTTTTGAATCTAATGAAGACAGTTTAGATGGGTTTGACTTTGCTGAATTTAATCCGAGATAAAGGGTCTATTATATAATTAATTTTTGACTAACTTTGTAATATAAATCAAATCTAATATGGAATTTAAAGTAAAAGAAGTAGGTGTAATCGAAGCAAAGTCTGTTCAGCAAGTTGAACAAGACCTTCTTAGCAAACACGCAGAGCAACAAAATGAATCTGTAAACCTACAAGTTAAAGAAGAAGAGCAAAATATTAACCTACAAGTTGATGGAACTCAAGCCTCAGAGTTAAGTGAGGAAGACGTTCTTGCATATATAGGAAATAAATACGGTAAGCAGATTAACTCTCTTGAAGAGTTTACCCGAGAAAGGGAAGAGGCCGAGCCTCTACCTGAAGATGTCGCTGCTTACTTTAGGTATAAAAAAGAAACGGGGCGTGGAATTGAGGACTTTGTAAAAATAAATAGAGACCTTGATGATGTCAACCCTGATAAGTTACTTCGTGATTATCTAACTGCTACCGAGAAAGGTCTTGATGCAGAGGATATTGATTCGATGATGGAAGATTATTCATATGATGAAGAATTAGATGATGAGTCTACCGTTAAGAAAGCGAGGTTGGCTAAAAAGAAAATAATTGCCAAAGCAAAGGATTATTTTGAGTCTGAAAAAGAAAAATATAGAGTCCCTGTCGAGTCGATGGGTACATCTCTTTCTCAGGAAGATTCAAAAGGATTAGATGAGTATAGGCAATATGTTGAAGAGTCCAAGACTTTAGGAGAAGCCTACCAAAAAAGGGACCAATGGTTTAAAGACAAGACAAGTGAAGTTTTCGGTAGTGAGTTCAAAGGTTTTGAGTTTGCGTTAAACGAAGGCAAAAATGTTGTGTATGTCCCCGGAGATGGCGCAGAGTTGAAGAAAATTCATCTTGACCCAAATAATTTCACAAAGAAATTCTTGAGTGATGATGGACTTTTAACTGACCCTGTTGGTTATCACAAAGCATTGGCAGTCGCAATGAATCCTGAAAAGTTTGCTAAGTTCTTTTATGAGCAAGGCAAATCAGAAGCAGTTGATGATGTAATGCGTAAGACAAAGAATATTGATATGTCTACACGTAGCATCCCTCAAGTTACTACTGCAGGAGGAACAACGATTAGAGCAGTATCCCAAGACACAGGTCGGGGGCTACGAATTAAAAGTAAAAAATAATTTATAAAAAAACTAAAAAATGGCAGTACAAGCAGTACCGGGATTTAACTTGCAGCCGAGCGCGCAACAAGTCCCATTAAAAACAAATTACATAACCAACTTCGATTTCTTGAATCAGTATCTTCCTGATACCTATGAAAAGGAATTTGAGCGTTACGGTAATAGAACAGTCGCATCTTTCCTACGTATGGTAGGAGCAGAGATGCCTTCTAATTCTGACCTTATCAAATGGGCAGAGCAGGGTCGTCTTCATACTAAGTATGTTGATTGTACTACATCTGTTCTTGCTAACTCTGATACGGCAGTATTCACAGTTAACGATGTATTGAATCCTGCGTTTGTAAACGCGGATTCAGGTTCTATCGCTATCCGTGTTGGACAAACAGTTATGTTTACCGCTAATGCAGGTGGAGCAAACTACAAAGCAATCGTTACTGCAGTTGATACTGCACTTAAAACTTTTGATGTAGCGTTCTACAATGCATTAGGTATCACTAACGCAGCAGCAGCAAACAAATGGACAGTATTCATTTACGGTTCTGAGTTCAAAAAAGGAACTAACGGAATGCAAGGTTCTTTAGAGGCTGATGACGAAATCTTTGAGAATTCGCCAATCATCATCAAAGACAAGTATTCAGTATCAGGTTCTGATATGGCTCAAATTGGTTGGGTTGAAGTAACTACTGAAAACGGAGCAAACGGATATCTTTGGTATTTGAAGTCTGAGCACGAAACAAGATTACGTTTTGACGATTATCTTGAGACTGCAATGATTGAAGCAGTTCCTGCAGAAGCACTTTCAGGTGCAGCAGCAGCAGCCGGAGACGTTGGTAACAAAGGTTCACAAGGTGTATTCTACGTTGTTAACTTACGTGGTAACGTATGGGGCGGTGGTTACCCAACTACTCTTGCTGACTTTGATACTATCGTATCTCGTTTGGATAAGCAAGGTTCTATTGAAGAGAACGTAATCTTTGTTGACAGAAACTTCAGTTTCTCTATTGACGATATGTTGGCTGCACAAAACTCTTATGGAGCAGGTGGGTCTTCTTATGGTCTTTTTGAAAACGACAAAGAGATGGCTCTTAATTTAGGTTTCACCGGATTCCGTAGAGGTTATGATTTCTACAAATCTGATTGGAAGTACTTGAATGACCCAACAATGCGTGGAGGTCTTCCTGCA